TAGTTTAGCCATGATCTGCCCCCAGAAAAGTTGGCTTGCCTATACCATGCGACCTAAGCCGCCGCAATAACACGGAATCGCAGCATGCAACGCCGCGTTTCGCCGTCTGCATCCGTTATTGTTTCGACGCCCTCACACTCGGTCGTGATATGCCCAGTGAACGCCAGCGCCTGCCGGTGCAATAGCCCGTGCACGATTTCGCCGATTGCTTCCACTTGCGTCGTGTGAAGTCTCGAATATACGTCCACCTGTACGATTGCGTTCGTGCCGGTGACGCCCTTGTCATTGTACCCCACGTCGGAAGTGATGTTGAAGGTCACATACGGAAAGGCCGAAGGGTTGCCCGAGTCATCAACCTGCGGCGCGATTTCGTAGAATATGGCGGCAAGCGGGCTGTATGCCGTGCTAAGTTGACTTGTGAGGCCGCTCACATTGAGCTTGGTGAAAAGCGCGGTGCGGAGTCCGTCGAGGTTCATCGGCCCGCCCGTTTCTTTTTGATTGCGGCGGCAATGGTCTTTTGCATAACATTTTCAAATGCTTCGCGCGCCTTCTCAGTCTCCGGCACCCAATTCGGGCGCATCGCAATCTTGCCGTCTCGCGTTCCGTGTTCAAGCCAGAACGCGACTTGCTTGTAGCTTGTCTTCCCGTCTCTTGCCTTCTTGTCAGAAATGCCCAATCGATAGGAAGCGCTCCCGGTTTGTTCGATATAGACCGAGCGTTCAAGCCCGCCGGTGTCCTTCGCTGGCGCTTCGCCGGGCGCTGATGCTTGGTGCCGGATATCTAGGTTGTGGCTTCCGCTCCCGGCAACAAATGCGACTGGCGGGCCATCCATAGATCCGTAACGGATCGTCATATATTTCTCGCCAGGAATGCGGAAATACACCGCCCCGCTTCCGGCGCTTTTGTAGTTTGCAAGCACCGCCTCTTTGAGGCCTTGGGCAATTTGCCCAACCCTGGCCTCAACCACATATTGAACTTCCTCGCTCAAACTCCGCAAGGCTTTTTGGAATGCCGCACGGCCCTTGATCTCTGCCGTGATGCTGTCTTTTTTCATCATGCCGGAACACCTCGTTCCGCGATGATTTCAAGCCATTGATTGCGAAATTCCAGATTGTTGACGCTCAGCACGTTATAATTGATGGACCGGATTTGCACGCGATCAGCCTCACGTATTGCTGTCGAGCAATACCGGACTACAATCTTGACCGCCGCGTGCGCCTCTTTCCGCCCGTGCAGGACAGCCTCGCGCCCGCTTGTTTGCGTAACATGCCCGCGCGATGGCGTGCCGGATATCGTGGCCCAGGTCTCAGACCATGAGCCCGCGCCGTCAGCCGATCTTGTGCGGCGCTGGAATGTAACAGGCTCGCGCATCATTCCGGCGTTATAATCGCAGCACTTCATTGCGGGCGGAACTCCACAATCTCGAATGACACGCTCATATCGATGGTCGTTGACGTTGACCGCGCCATGAATCCGATGTCGGTCAGTTCCGGGAAAGGCCCTAGCGGCGGGCTGAATTGGATTTGATGCAGCCCCGCCACCTGCGGGTATTCCTCGACAAGTCGCATCGCCTCATATGGTGCGGCGGTTTCAAGAATGTTGCGGCGCTGAAATAAAATCAGATTGGCTTTTTTGTCCGCGTCGCTCGATATGCTGAGGCTTGTAATCATGATTTCGCGGTAGCGTGGCACGCTATACACCGCAACCTGGCTTTGCCCCCGTGCGATGGTCGTGTCAGCAATCGTCGCCCAATCGGTCCCGCCTGCTGCATTTTCGATGACGATTGCCGCCGCGTGGCTTGCCGCCGTTGCTGTGGCGTAGGTTCCAGAGGCGCTAACGTATGCCCGATAAAGCCGCAAGAATTGCTTGGTCGTGGCCGCGCTTGCGCTTGCGCCCGCCGTTGCTATGGTCTCCGTGATTTCGTCGCCGTTGGCATCGAGGCCCTGCAATGTGACCGCCCGTGCGCCTGTTCCGGCGGCCGTATCGTTGGCGTTGCCGCCGCTCTTAATGCGTAGCGCCGTAGCCCCTGAGACTTGCGGCGTGCGGTATATGCCGCCGATAGCAACGGGTGCAAAGGTTCCGCCGACGGAAAGATTCCGCCCGAATTTGTGATTAACGCTGCAACCTTGCGCCAGGCCCCGCGTGATATCGTAACCGCTAGGCCACGTCATATGCGGGCGACCTTATATATGCCGAGCGTCGCGGCGGCCCCGCTGATATGGTAGGCATCACCGACTTCGCAAGCGTCGCCCCGGTGCGTGTACATATAAGACGCAAGCTGGCGGATTGCCCGCTTGATCGGCGCGGGAACATCTGAGGCCGCATCGCCATAGCCGGTCACATAGACGATTTCGATGGCGTTATTGGCCCGCAAGGCAACCGGCCAAGTCTGCCCGACTTTGAGCGTCAAGCGGCCCGGCATTCGGGCTGCATCGATGTCGAAAACATTGGCAGGCGTAACGCTGGTGGAACTGCTGTCCTCATCATAAACCGTGATACTTGTCACGGATTGAAGCGGGTAGCGTGGAAGCTCCAAGCTCGCCCATGAGCCGCGCGGCCCGTAAAGCTGGTTTATATGCGTCTCGCGCCAGCCGTCCCACCAATCCTCGCGGGCTTGCGGCCAGTGATCGATACTTAGCCGCCAGCTTTGCGTAATGAACGCAAGCCCGGTCATGTCCTCAATAGATTGCCGCGCTTCTGCAATCAGATCATTCGCCGCGCCGTCAGGCAACGTCGTGGCATCCACCACCAAGTGATCGCGCAATTCGTTTGCCGTCACCGGTTCGACCGCTGGCGCGCTGGTCAGAACGTTGCCGCGTTGCTGATAGAGTTGCAGGGGCGCGCGGAGGCTCATGCGTCGAGATCCCTATTTTTGGGCGGGCGTCCGCGGCGTTTCTTTTCAGGTGGCGGATCGATCTTGGTGGCAATCTCCAAAACGCCAACGCTTTCCGCCACGCCTTCACTGATCGCCACTTGCGCAAGCGGCCCCTCGATGATTGTGCCGGGTTGCATAACAACGACGGTATGACCTTGTGGCGCGGCCCGCCATTCCTTGACGATTTTAGCTTTCACTTACGCCTCTCCGTACTAGCTCATTTGTCGGTCTGCTGTGATCGTAGCGTTTTTCAATTTCGTCCGCTGTCGGCAACTCGCGCGGCTCAATGGTCAGGCTCATGTCGTTTTCAATCCTCACCTTGTGCCCATCACAGAAGCCGTAGAAAAGCGCATCCGGGCCGTCTATCGCGTCAAGTAGCGACGTGGAGGCTGGAACGCTGATTTGGACGCCGCGCTGTTTTGCAATTGCAATCCAGTACTCGAGGCAAGCCCGCCCGCGTTCCGCGTGGTGGCTATGTTCGTATGAGTAATCGCACCCAAAGATACTAACTCGCGCGGCCCCTGCATAAATCGCGGCGGCCATGGCGTAAGCGACCGTCGAATTAAAGTAAGCCTCGCCCAGATCCTTTACGACTTCCTCCAAAGGATACCGGACCAATCCCAGAAAATCCGGGTCAGCGTGGCTTGTATAGATCGGCCCCGCGTGACTACGCATCCAGCGCACCATGTTTGCGATATTGGATTTCGGCCGAGCTTGCGCGCGCTTCACCTGAACCCGGATGTCGTCCATGTGAAAAACACGGTCGCATCGGAATACGTCGCCCAGCGCATTGACGCCCCACACCTCGTCGCAATAAGCGGATGCACCGCCTAATCGCTTCACGTGATCCGTAAACGCATCGACGGACGGTCCCATGCCGAGAATGGCAATATGCTTGCCTTTCAGCTCGTTTTTTTGCACGGGACCGCCCTTGGTCTTAGGTCGCGACCGGCGCGTTGTGCGCGCGATGCAGGATGACGTTCGCCGCAACTGGCGTTGCAGCCGTCACCGTGTTCACGATGTTCGCTTGCACGTAGCGCTTGCCGCCGATGTAGCCGATCCGCTTGGTGACATTTTCCGACACGCCATCGACGCGGGTTGCAGCCGCTGCAATGCCCGCCGCCGCTTCAGTGCCGAGCAGGTCAGTATCGGCGCACGAGGTCATCGTGCCCGTCACGTCACCATGCAGGATTACCGGCGTAAAGGTCGCGTTGGTTGCCGTAATCGCCCCATAAGAAAGCGAGAACTCGACGGCATCATATCCGCGCGTGTCGACCACATTGCCTGTTTGGCCGGTTCCGGTCGTCCCGGCTGCTACCGGCTCGATGGTGGCGATGATATCGACGTTATTGTGTAGGTCTCTCATGACTCACCCTTAAGCCTGGAAGTTGATAATTTTGATGCTTTCGAAGTTCACCACATCGCCGCCAACGCGCTTGGTCGTGTAGAACTCCACGTACGGCTTGGCCGAATATGGATCACGGAGCGTCCGAATGCCGATCCGATCCACGATCTGATAGCCTTCGCGCATGTCGCCAACCGCGATTGACAGGCTACCCGTCGCCGGGTCCGGCATGTCCTCGAATGCAGCTACCGGATAGCCAAGCAGCGTTGCAGGCTGGCCAGCAGCGATGCCCGGGCTCCAAACGAACTCGCCGTTGGAGTCCTTCAAACGACGCACCAAACCCGTGGTCGTGCGATTCATGAACCACGTCGCGTTGGCGCGATACTGTTGCTTGAGACCATACAAGGCCGAAAGCAGGACATCAGCGCCGCCCGGTGCAGATGCGAAAGCACCATTCGCGCCCGTGTCGAATTGCTCGATTGTGCCGGGCAGTGTGGTGCCGTCTGCATACGTCAAAAAGCCTCTCGGCTTGCCGACGCCGTTGCCGTTAACGAATGCCGCCGCTTCATCGCGGGCGAACTTTTCGCTCACCTTGGATGCAAGCCAGGCTTCCATGTTGATTTCGGCGTCGTCGAGAAGCTTTTGAGTTGCTTTCGGTTTCGCGTACAGCTCATGAACCGGGATGCGCCACTTGCCGACCTGCGGCGTGGCGGTTTCGGCCCGCGTGTCAGTTTCAGCAACCCATCCAGATGCAGCCTCTTCGAGATCAAAGAGCCCTTCAAGTGCATCCGTGCTGATCGTCTGAATGGAGGCATAGGCCCGCATCGGTGAGGTTTCGAACACCTTCATAACGATGCGGCCTGAAAGATCAGGATTGACCACGTAACCGCCGTCCGGATCGGAACCAACGGACAGCGCCTTGGTTTCGTCCGGCGTCAATGCCCGGTCGTCCTTGCGCAAGTAGCGATCAAACGCGGCTTTGTATGCGTCGAGATCCTTTGCGCCATACTCATGCACATCGGTGCCGCGCTGGCGTGCAATGCCCTTGGCCCATGCAAGCGCCTTGGCGTCGAGATCAACGCCCGGCTCGCCTGCATCGACGGCGGACCGTTGCGCGCGCTTGGCTGCAAGTGCGGCCTCGTCCGCGATCTTTTGGGCCGCATCCATGTCGGCTTCGATCTTGGCGAGCTTTTCTTCCAGGACCGCATCGCGCTTGGATTCATTTTCATTCGAAGTGCTTTTGAATTCCTCAAAAGCCTTGTGCAGTTGCTCGACCGCGCCGACGGCGGCCTTGATTTCATCGCTCATTGGCTGATTGCCTTTCTGAGATTAGCGATTTTTTCCACTAGTTCGCTCACGTCCGGCGCTTCCCGCGCTTCGGATTTCAGCGACTTAAAGCCGTGCAAAGCGATTGCGCACGCTTGCTTACGGCTGAAGCCTGCATCTCGCAGGAATCTCTCAAAGTCCCGTTCCGTCTCAATGCTTTTGATCGCCGTCACCTTGGCGTCGGGAAGCATCGGGAAGGTCACAAGACTAATTTCGTGAAGGTCGATTTCTTTGAGGCGTCGAACCATGCCGTCGCCTTCTGGCGCTGCATCAACAACGCGATATCCGATTGACATGGAATCGATTGCACCCGCACGGAGGAGCGCCATAGCCTCGCGGCCCTTGGCGACCTCTTTTAGCAATCGCCCGCGCACGTATAGTCCGCGCTCGTCCTCTTCCACTTTGTCGAAAACACCAATCGGTTGTGCCTGGTCATGCTGCCAAAGCATCTTAACGCGACGCCCGGTGCCTAATGACTTTGAGAAGGCCCCGCGCTCGACCACGTCCATGCCTTGATCGACCACGCCGAAAACGCTGGCATATCCTTCAAACATCCCGTCATCGTCGGGCTCGCGTTTGAGATCAAGCGCCACCGATTTGTGTTGAATTGTCATTTCGCTGCCCTTGTCCCGCTCGCCTATATTCTCAGCCCAAGTCCGGCCTGCATCGCTTCCCCACAAGTCCCAGGCAATCCGCCAGGCGGTCGGCCCGCCGTCCGGCTCTTTGCGGTCGAAATGCTCTGACCTATTGACGCCATGCCGCGCAAAGAAACTTCGCATCCGGGCCACTGTTTCAGCGGATAGATTGTCTCGGTTCGCGATGTTGCGCGCCCGTGCAACGCCGACCTCAGTCCCGCCGCGTCCGTATTCGCGCCTCCATTCAAGCGCGCGCCGTGCAGCATTGGCCATGGCTTGTGTCGGCTTGTATCCATCGTCCTTGCGAGATTCCCACTTCGAAACGCACACGGCATAGCGCTGATCTTGGCCCGGATAGTCCGCGCGGCTTTCGGCGTCGCCCATGCAACGCCCGATCCATTCGTCCTCAGTCTCGTTCGCGTTCGGTTCCGGCATAATTGCGCCCCTTAGACCAAAAGCCCTTACAACTCAAGACCAGCGAAAATATCGTCAGGGTCAATGTCAACATCGATGCGATGTGCCATGCTGCATCGGCAATTGATGATGTTACCCGCACTGCCTGCCGGATCTCCTGGGTATTGCAACGCCTCGACGCCGCCTGATTTTGTCGGGATCAGAAACGGGTCATTGAGCCCAACTTCCTGCCCGTCGCTTTTGAAGTGATCGAATGCATCGCGCGGAACCCTTCGCGTGCGGTTATCTTCACCGGCGAGCCAGACTTTTTTGAGCGGAAATTTGGACGTCTGCGCCTGTTTATGCGCCCCGTAATTAGCCGCGCCGTGCGTCTCAGTTCTGGCGATGACTGCGGCCCTGCGAACCGACATCTCAGGAACGCGGCGCAATATCTCTTCGGCCGTTCCGCGCTGGCCGAGCCCTTGTTCGTATCCGGCCAGAACGCCTTGCACAATGCGCTGTCGCGTGGTGTCGGTCACGTCAACAATGCGCTCCCGCATTAGCTCGCCCTGGATGTATTCCGTCGCCCACGTGTTGGCGTCCTGTTTGGTTTCAAGCCTTAGCCCTAGCGCCTTGAATTGCTTCGCGAATTCATCCTCAGACGCGCTGATGCTGTTTTGAGCCATTTCGAGGTAAATGGATTCTATATTTGCGAAGTGGTCCCGCGCTTGGTGGACTTCGCCCGTGATAGAATAAACCCGGATGATCTCTTTTGATGCCCTGACAATCTCAGCACGAACGCGCCGGAACGCCTTGCGCTCCAAGCGCGCGAATAACCGCTGCTGCCGTGCGGCCCATCTATTCGGAGCCATCACCACCGTAAGCAATCCTTCGCGCGGCTTCCGGGTCGGGCTCGATTGGCAGTGACAAATCAGTGAGCGGGATTTGACCCATAGACACGTACAACACGTCGCCGCCCTCTATTGGCTCATAGCCTTTCATCGCGCGGCGCTCATTGATGGTGAGATCAAGGCTTGCATCGGCCATCGCCCAGAGGCTTTGCCGCTTATCGACAATTGCCGGAATATCTTCCAGGTCGGGTTTCAGCGTGATCCCGTAAGGCTCTCCGAGCCATGCCGACCAGTCCGCCGCGATTAGATCCAAAAGAGGGATGACCGTGTCTTCCCAGAAAGAAAGGCGCGCCTCGGCATAGTTCGAATATGTGTTATCCCCTGGAATGCCTAGCAACTGAGGCGGCACGCCGAAGCATAGACAAATGTCTCGCGCGGCTGAAAACTTGGTTTCAAGCAGCGCCATATCGCTAGGGCTCAAGCCCATTTGCTCCCAGGATAGCCCGCCCTCGAGAAGCATGGGCCGCCCGGCATTGATCGCGCCGGAATACTGTTCTTCAATCTGTGCTTTGAGCCGTGCAAAGTTGTCGTCACTTAATTCCGCGCCGTCCTTGGTCGTCAACGCGCCCGAGGGGCGGGCGCTGTTTTGAAGTAGGGATTGCACCCACTTCATTGCCTCGTTGCTCTGATCGATGGCGTATGCGCCCGCCTCGACCGGGCTTAGCCCGTACCAATCATTTGACGGGTTGAACATCTTCAAGTGGCGGAGATCAGAACCGCCGCTATCATCGACCGGGAAGCGTACCGCCTTGGAATTGGCGGAATATATGTAGCCCGCAGGATAGCCATTCGCGGCTGGAATAATTTTAACCCGATCAGGCCGAAGCTGATAAAGCTCCCGCACTTGGTTGCCAACCGTCACGCGTTCCTCATACCCATTGCCCGCGATCATGAGGTAGCCGATTTTGGCGCGGATATATTGCGGCCCGGATTGCGCGGGGTTTGGCCGCCGGATTAGATCCAGGATCGGGTGGCGCTCGATTTCGTCCTCGCCAGCATAAGCGCACCACTTCACGCTGGCGACCGCATCCGCGATGCGATTGATCGCCTGGTACGCCACGACATTGCGCCGATACGCCTCTTCCGCGAAGGCGGCATAGTCACGCCCGGACCAAACAGGCTGACCCGGCGTCATGACCAGGGCGCTACCGACCGCGCTTTCTTTGATTTGCGGCGGCGGATCGGTTCGGCGAAAGAGGCGTGGAAGCTTCATGATTTATAACAACATATTAGAG